TCTTCTTCTACAAGATACATATTCTTGTAATCCTGGTATCTTTTCTCAATGCTTTCTTTTTTAGTATTGTGGATCTTTCCTGCTCCATTTTTAGAAGCTGCAAGAATATTAAAGATAGATCCTGCTTCGTGTTCCATATTTAAAAGTTTTTTAAATTATAACAATATTTTAAAAAGTACTCCTTAATCGTGAATTATCCTTGAGATATTTGATGAAATTAATACATCAGGTGTTATTTCTTTGTCAAAATAGATTAAATCATTAAAATCTTTATAGGATAAATTTTCAGTAAATAAAGTACAGTGTTTTTGTAAAGTATTTATATTCCACCCATTGAAAATTGGAAATCCTAGTGCTATTTTTTCTAGAGACTCGTTGTTTAAGGGCCATATACCATTTTCTTTTAAAAGACTCAATGTTAATGATTTATTTAAAAAAAGACCATATTCAGAAACTCTATGTATACCAGGTGAATTTGGTTTAATATTTATCATATCTTTAAGTTGCTGAAATATAGGATAATTTAGATTTGTGTATTTGTATCCATCTATTATACATTTTGATCTCTCTATTGACCTTTTCTTACCAGTTGAATGAAAGTGATAATATTCAATATCATTTATATATTTAGTATCTCCTTTTAATACTTTACCATTATGACACCCATTTACAGTAGATATGAAACTTCTAGATCTAAAGAAACATTTCTGAGGTATTGCTTCTTCTTTTATAAATGTATTTATATTTGATGCTGGTCTATTAAATTTGTAATCTATGTATTTAATGTCAGACTTGTCAGGAAAAGATGCCATATATTTTTTAACTATAAATTTAGTATACTTTTTAGGTAAAGATTTCAATGTATTAATAATAGTCCCATTGTATATAAATTCATCTGTATCTAACCCTATAAGAAATTCACAGTTTAAAGAATACTTTTTCATATATTTTGTAAAATGTTTTCCCTGAGATAAACCATCATAACCTAGTTCCTTTTCTACAATTAAACCTTTCTTTTTGTATTTAGAATAAATATCTAATACTATTTTACATGTAGAACCATTATCTATAATTATAACATTTTCGAATCCAAATATTTTACCGTGGTATATTATGAAATCTTCAATGAGGTCTGTTTCATTTTTTGAGACACTGAATATACGGGCAATCGATGACATTTAAACATATCAAAATATTTTACACCGCGTGTCTTTTCACACAAAAAACGTAAATTTAACCAAAAATGCATTTTATTAATTTACTCGTGGAAATAATATATTTACCATAAGTATTAATTGATATAAAATGACACTTGCAAGAGTAACTGAGCGCATTAAAGAACAAAAGATCAAAGATAGAAACATTGATGGTAGACGTTTCAGTTCTAGATCTCTTAAGAAGGTCAGATATGAAGTTTTCGACATGCAAAGGTCAAAAGATAAAACAGTACGTAGAGGTGGTAAAGCAGCAATGTATGGTGGTCTGACAAAAGCAGAATTCGAAGAATATAAACAATTAGAGGATGAAATTAAGGAAAAGAAAGAAAAGGATAAAAATGAAAAGATTGCAAAAGAAATAGTATTATCTATTGTAGATAAAATATGTACGTCCGCTAAAGAAAATTGATAATGTTGTATAAAATTAAATGAAAATGACTTTAACTAAAAATGAATTCGTTGAAAAATGCATGCATATGTATTCTCAAACTGTGGAGGGTATTATAAAAGATATTATTAGAGAGAGAACGAATGATCTGATAGATGGTACATATATTGGGGATACAGGAGATGTACCTAATGATGAATCGATTGTTGAATATATACCTACATTGGAAAATTTCCCAGAATATGTTTATGCTTTATCTAAAATTAAAATTTCAAAGGAAAATATGATTAAAAGAGCATTATCGTGTGATTATGATTCTATATCTAAAAAACGTCGTAGAGTAATAGACGATGAATCCGGGGAATCTTCTTCAGATGATAGCATTGATGTTGTAGCAAGTCACACTAGATCTGGTATTAGAAGGAGAGTAAGAAGAAGAAATACTCATGTACCGACTCAATCTCCTATAATACCAGAACCTATTTGTAACCCTATTGAACTTCCTAGTATATTATCAGTATTTACGAAGAAGAGTGATACAGGACAGTTTATATCTCTTAAAAATCAAGACGAGATTGTTAAGTTATATTTCCCTAGATGTAAATCTTACACAAAAGGAGTATATTTAGGAACTAAAGAACTTTTGATTATCACAACAGATTCTACGGATAAATGGATTAGTTGTGGTATTCAAAATAAGGTTTCATGGAAATACCCTAGAGAGGATATCCTAGAAAAGCTTGAATGTGGATTGGATATTTATATCTTGCGTAAGAGAAACAATGAGATCAGATATATGGGTAAATGCGTAAAAATAGGCAATATAGATAATGTAAACGGAATATGTGATATATTTGTTGCATAAAAAATATAAGCAAGATACAATATGAATACTGTATACGCTTTAGAACTTGAAAATGGAAAGTTTTACATTGGTAAAACAAAAGATTTAGAAAAAAGGTTTAGTGAACATTTAAGAGGATACAACTCATCTTCTTGGACAAGACGTCACAAACCTATCAAAATAATATCAACTATTAAAAATGCCAATGGATTAGATGAAGATAAATTGACTGTAGAATATATGATTAAATATGGTATAGAAAATGTAAGAGGAGGACCATATGTATCCACTACTTTATCTAACCAGATTAAAGAACATATAACTCGTCGTATTAGAATGGCTTCTGATATGTGTGTCTATTGTGGATCAGTATCTCATTTCTGTACAAAATGTCCATTAGCAACTACATTTGAGGACAAAGATGTACATGTTTCAGATACAGAATGTAGAATGTGTCGTTCAAGAACACACTTTACAGAGGATTGTGAATTTTTACAATACTCATCTTAAATTTAGAATCATTTTCAACAACGATCTCCCAGTCTCTAATTACATGATTTAAATCATCAACTGGGAATGGCAACTTATTAGAAACAATCTCAAAGCCTAAAATATCATCATCTTTACTCAATATTACTCTTTTAATAAGATTCTCAAAAAGATCTATAACCTGGCCACGTGTCAACATCAGATCTCCATTTATATGTATCTTTGATCTCATCAAGATATCAGAAGGTGTTTCTCTAAAAACTCCTATAAAACTGTCTGGGTTTAAATTACCATCTATTTTTATATCCCCACCATGTATTGAACCAAGGCTGAATGTCCAATTTCCTTCTATAGAATAATCAATAGACCCATAAGAATTTAATTTTAATCTATTTGTTATAAGATTCTGTTTTGGTTCATTTAATATAAACCTTATATTTATACTTGGATTGTATCTATTTAGTACATCTATTAAACGATGACAATTTTCGATACTCTTATTGCCCTTCTCTATTATTTCTGTATGATCTGTGTTATTTATTATGTCATTACTTACTTCTTCTACTTCATCGGTTTGTTCGTCTTGATCTTCATTGTTTTCCCCTTCTGTAGATTTATTTTCACTGATTGATTCTTCGTCATCTTCATCATCTGATTCTTCATAATCTGATTCTTGGGCATATGACTCTTGGACATCTGACTCTTGAACATCTGACTCTTGAACTTCTGATTCATTCTTTAAATTAATAGTAATAAATGATTCGGGATCTACATTCTTATTATCCATTATCATTTTTTCAGAAACAAGCCAATCGCTGACGTCAGTCATTAAAGGATCAACATCGGAATTGAATGATCTATTCCTGAATATATATGATACTAATAGTATGAAATCAATATCTTCCATACTAAAACACAGATATAATCACATATATAATCGAAACATAAAAAAAACAAATTAGTTTTGTATTTCCCACAAACATCGAGATTCACAAATAAAAAATTAAATATTTATTTATAAGAAACAATATGTCTGGATTTACGGTATACGTTTACTCAAAAGAAAATTGCGTCTACTGTAGTCTCACAGAGAATTATCTCAGGGCTAAGGGTATTAAACATGAGATCAAAAAGGATTATGATTATGATCGTGAAGAGTTGATGAAATCTACAAACTGTAGGACTTTCCCCCAAATATTTGTAGACAATGTATTCATAGGGGGATATGATTCTCTCAAGTCAGCAAGTCTTCATATGGCAAGTGAAAATAGAATAAAAGAGATCAAAAAAGAAGTAGTAGAACCAATGACCATTGAGAATAACGAGTTTGACAGATTTATACTATTTGATGGTGTAAAGGAAAAACAGTACGCTGATGTTTTTAATTTGTACAAGAGAGAGATATCTTCCTTCTGGACTACCGAAGAAGTAGATTTGAACCAAGACCTTACTCATTGGAATGAAAGCAATGAAGATGAGAAGCATTTTATCAAAATGATTCTTGCATTTTTTGCAAGCCTTGATGAAGTTGTTATGGAAAACATTAGTGTTAATTTCGCAGATGAGATTAAGAACCCAATTGTTAGGAATCATTTTGCTACTCAGAATTTCTTTGAGTCCATTCACGCAGAAATGTACTCTATTTTGATTCAGACATATGTAAAGGATATTTATGAACAAAAAAGAGTACTAAAAGCTGCACAGACCATGCCTATTATCAATCAAAAGATAGCATGGGTTAGTAATTGGATGAACCCTAAGACAGCTTCTTTGTCTGAGAGACTAGTTGCATTTTTAGCTCTAGAAGGTATACAGTTTTCTGCTGCGTTCTGTGCTATATTCTGGCTTAAATCTCAGGGTAGATTCCCAGGGTTTTGTTTTGCAAATACATTGATCTCTAGAGATGAAGCTCTTCACGCAGAAGGTTCTGTTATTGTATACAAGCATCTAGAGAATAAGCTTCCTACATATAGGGTACACGAGATTATATCTAGTGCTGTAGATATTGAAAAGAAGTTTATAAATGACGCACTTCCAATCCGTCTTATCGGGATGAATGTTGATACTATGTCACAATATTTGGAATATGTTGCAGACTTTTGGTTAGAAAAGCTAGGATATGACAAGTTGTATAAAACTAAGAACCCTTATCCTTGGATGGAGTTGTTAGGTACAGAAAATAAGACAAACTTCTTTGAGCGTCGTGTAGGAGAATATTCAAAGAGTGGTGTCCTAGTAGATGAAGAAGAACAGACTTTCAGTCTGGATGCAGATTTTTAATTTTTTTAATTCATAATATTAATATTATCAATGTTTATTCCTAAATTCAACAACATTGTTTGTATCCTTTTTTTATTAGGATGATTTATATAATAATAAAATTCAGTAGCAGGACGTCCTAATACATTACGATTATTTATATAAAATCCATTTTTGTATTCTATATAACTAATTTTTGAATTATATACTGGTATTATTATCA